CCAGGCGGTCTTTAGCGAGGCATCGTCGGCAAGTGCTCCGTGGACGAGGCTAACCCTGTCCCGGTGCTGCTGAAGCGTCTCGTCATCGGCAGAGGAATATACGTAGACCTTTAGGGTTACGCGGTAGTTTCCTAAATTGTGCGATCCGAGCGAATAAGGTCGTACAGCGTCCGAAGCGTGGGCCACGATGATTGGGACGACGCGCAGCTCGTCGGTGACACCCTTATTGACGGTTACGGCAGGTATAGCTGCTGAAAGGTATGTCGCTACCTTGTCCTCAACTATGGATCGGATGTGGTTGCTCATTATTGTAAAATATCTCCAGGGGCTATACCAAGCCTTCGGGCTGCCTCACGGACATCTATTCCAGACCCCTTGGTTGCCCTCTCAAGGCGTTTTGCGATGTCATTACGCATAGCGTATGCCCGATAGTTAACAGCGGTCTTCCAGAGGTCTTTACCGGGGCTTTGTGTCATCTTGCCGTGGATGCTGTTTCCAATGATAATTGTAGGGGTTTGTTTATTGGAAGTCTGGTCAATGTAGATTCCAGTCCCCTGCCCTACGTGCCTAGAAATCCAAGCTGGTGCTCGCATATGTCGACCTATGGATAGTCCAGCCTCAAGCCAGCCGGCTTTAAGTCGGCCAACGTGCTCCTTCATTTTGGATTTATAGGATTTAATGTTTTTATCGTAGTCACCTACGAAGAAAGTGGTGTTGCGAGCCTTTACGTTTTTGGAATAGTCGTCGACGTTGGTTCCCCCGCGTATGCGTTGATGCGCTTCTTCAATACCGTCACCCTGGAAGGTTGAGAATACGCCTACCTTGCCTACACGTTTGCCGGCATAGGTGGTTCTAAATCTATCCCATACCTTTACCGCATTAACGTAACCGCCTACGCCCTTTGAGACGTATTTAGGAATCTCTTTGCCGGCTTTCTCTTTGGCTGCGACCCATTCGGCAAACACTCCGTATTCGCCTTGGTCGGCAATGGCAGAAAATGAGGCATCTTCAAGCGGTTTGAATATACGGTCAATGTCGGCTTCCATTGAACGCTCTCCGACTTCTCTGGCATCTAAACCTTCACCGCGTCGACCACCAGGTTGCCCGGAGATTGGTAAAGTGTAACTAAGCATATCCTGGCATAGAAGGCCAGCCTGTGTCCTTACTGTTTCTTCAGCTGTCTTACCCATCACGTGTGACCAGATTGCGAGATGTTTCCTCAACTCGCTGCTATCAACCTTGATATTGGTCTGTGCCGTGACGATTGCCATTATTGAACTTTGGTCTGTATCTTAGCGATGATCCAAGCTGAAGGTGGACGGTTAGCAATGGCCACAATCCGGTAGTCTTCGCTGTTATAATTTACCACGTTACCGTAAGCGAATAACCCTGGATAAAGATTATGTTGAGCGCGTGTAATCTTAACCTCGAAAGATGTCTGATTAAGGAAACCACCAGTCTCCAAATCTTGCATAACCATAGGCTGAGTGACCAATGCTTTTAGAGCAACAGGTGTGCCTCCTGGAACGTTCTTAACAGTAATATCCTTACCAATCTCAAGCAAGATAGACGCAGCATCTGAACCAACTTCATCGTAAAGTCCCATAGCCTATCGCCTTCAGTCAAGACGCACAAAGAGAGAGGCTCCCCGATTGGAGAGCCTCTCTTGCATTGGCGCGTGTGAAGGTCACTCGACCCTCACGAAAGCCGAACTGCTATTAGGCAGTCAGATTGATGCGCTGGAGTGCGTCGGGGTTACCCTTAGCAGCACCGATGAGCCAGGTTGCGCTGATCTTGTGCAGACCTGCTGACCAATCGTACCAGTAGCGGAGCGAATATGTGAAACCGCTGTCTTTGTCTTCGACGAGTTCTTGATAACCGCCACCAGTTGTAGGAGCAGCAGGAACGCGTGTGACGACCACTAAACCTTCACGGCAGGAGACGACACCATTGAGGGTAGCGTCCATACCGGCAGCACCGAAACCATTGTACTCAAAGAACTCAATACCGTGAATCATACCGAGGCGGTTGCCACGGATGACTTCGTTAGTACCGATTGAGAACGCTTGAGCGATTACTGGATCGCTGATGAGCTGTTGATAGATGTCTGGGCTGACGAGAGCTGCGCGGCCTTCTTGTGGAAGGTTAGCAATTGTTAAGCTTTTAGCAATGTTCGATACCGAGATACGGTTGAATGTGCTGAGAGCACCATTGAAGCCGGAAGCAAATGTGCCGTCAACTTCAGCGAGGGCAACGTCGAACACCGACTTGACGACGGCATTAGCGAGAGGAGCCATAAACAAGTTGCGAAGACGCTCGAGGGAGAGCGTAGCAACTTCAGTATCCGTGAAGGATACGGTGACGTGCTTCTGAGCGTCGAGCGAGACGAAGACGTCAGTCGATACCGCATTGGATTCGACGAAGCCTGTTGCCTTGCTGTAATCAGCAGCGGTGAACTTACCCGCAAAGCGAGTGTGAACACCAGTACCGCGTTCAGCGGTATAGGAGCCGAAGTCCGTGACCGCAATCTTGGTCAAGGGCTGGAGCTGGGGGACGAGCGTCCGGAGGGATTCCTCTGCGACGAGCTGGAGGGATAAGCCTCCGATAGCGTTAGTAGCCATAATGTGTTATTATTGGGTGGGTGAAATTAGCGAAGGCCGGCAGCAGCCTTGAGGGCTGGCAGGTTGCGGTCGTAAAACTCGCGGGCGGCCTTTGGATCAGTCTGCTTGAGTGCAACCCACTCGTCAGCGACATCCTGGGGAGTCTTTGACTTGTCAGCGAAAACAGCAGGGGAAACTTCGACAGGCTCGACACCGACTGAAGCAGCGATAGCAGCGGCTTTCTTGCCGGCTGATTCAATCTTGCCTTCGGCTTCGGTCTTAGCGGCCTTTAGGAGAGTGTTCAACTCGATAGCCTTGGAAAGCTCTGCTTCTAGGGAAGCAACTTTGGTGGTCAATTCGGCTGCAACTGCTTTGATGGCTTCTGCGCCAGCAAGTGCTTCCGCGTTAGCGAGGATGGTTGCTTCAAGTGCAGTAACCTTTTCGGTTAATGCTTTTGCTTCGTCTGATTTGCCACCGAGAGTGTTCTTCAAGGCGTTAAGAGTCTGTTCGAGCGTCATTGTGCTTTATCGCCTTCAGTCAAGTTTCACTTAGATTCTTTTTCGTTCTCTTCTTTTTCTTCTTCAGCAGTTTCCGAATCTTCGTGCTTCTCGTGCTCGTCTTTTTCTTCTGTAAAGGCTCTCCATTGTGCAGAACGGCCAAGAGCTTCTTCCAAGTCGTCTGCCAGTCCGGTGACCATATTGTGCTCAGCAGACTTCTTACCGCTGAAACCTTGTCCTTCCATATGATCGTCTTCGACTTCTGTGCGAACCATCTTAACGTCGTTCTTAAAGTCTGTGTGTATTTCATTTACGTCGTCTTGAACGTGTTTGCGTTGTTCTTCCGTCATAGAAGTACCTGGGACACCGATAGCCTTCAGCTTACCAGCTTTAATTACGTCCATCTTGATACCTTCCATATCGAAAGCTTTAGTGTAGTCTGGCATAGCGACGTACACGCCAACCGATCCGACCGTAGCCGAAGGGGTTGCGTAAAACTCGTTACATTGGCTAGCCATCCAGTACGCGGCAGAGCAAGCTTCACCGTCGGTGTAGGCAATCGTGTGCTTTGCTTGTCCAAGGGCGCGTAGAACCTTAGCAACCTCTGGAACTCCTGTTACAGTACCGCCAGGGCTGTCCACATCGAGGATGACAGTCTTAACGTCGTCTGACTCTAGGCAATGCTTTGCCCATCCCTTGATGTCTTCCACGTCGGTTGCGCCCATCATTTTTTCTAGGGCCGTAAGCTTGGAACCGATTACACCCTTAATCGGGATAATGGCCACGTCGTCCTCGATAGTCATCTCTGGCTGTTCGCCAAAGAGCATCGTAAGCACTTCTTTCATATCTTCTGCCTTTTTAGCAGTCGAGATGTCTAGGCTGGCAACTCGGTCGAGGTAGCCTTGTGCCTTCGATGGGTCGATGAGGATTGGTGTACCCGATTTAAGGGCTGAGGCGAGTTGACGCATAGTATTAGTTAGAAATTAGTCTCCGATGGTATCACCGGGGTCGAGATTCTCGTCGTCGAGACGATAGGGCTTATCCCTTTTGTCTTCATCGGTGTCGTCGGTCATATCCTCGTCCTCATTGGGAGGGCCAAGGGGCTTGGGTGACGCATTGACATCGGCTAGTGACGCGTTGCCAGGATTGTATACCATCCAGAGGGGTACGCCTTCTGCTGCGCATTCGTCGACAATCATCTTGGCTTCGCGTACACGCTTCTTGAGCTGTGTGGAATAGTGTTCGCCTTCTTCTTGAGCGTTTTCGCTCATATTCTTAATACCCATTACGATATCGGCACGATTTTGTGCAGCATCGCGTGAGGCATCAACGGTCAGACGCTTAGGTGTTGTCCACATTACGCGTGTCCAGTTGTCGCAAGCAGGGAGTTCGCCATTGGCGATTGCGTCCCCGACCACGTATCCCCACAGGGGAGTGAGGAATCGTGAAATCAGAACATTCTGCATCTGCTTGAACTGACGGTCAGCCTTAGCAATGACTAGACGCATTGATGCGCCACCTGCTTTGGATGGATCGTGTACAAACTCGTAAGGAAGAACACCGGACAACGAATCGCGTACTAAGTGCTCCATAAATCCGGTGAAGGTGGAGTTAGGACGGTTCGATTGGAAAGATTCTAGTTTTTCTCCTGGAGCGAGAGCGATGACTTTGCCACCGATAAAGGTAGAAGTCTGGTCGGGGTCTGTCATTCCGTTCGGGCCGTAATTTTGTGGCTTCATACCAAACGCTTCAAAGTCGCCTTGCGATGGGTCGAATTGGCCAGTTTCGCGTGTAATCGTGCGTGTAATATCACCGTTCATTTTGCAAGCGAACTTTTCCAAGGATATGATTTCTAGCATATCAATCACATTATTTATGCTATGTTGAAGCGGACTGTAAGCACGTGCGCCCGATGCGACCTCTGGTGAGAACACGTGCATCACCGCACCCGAAGGTACGCGACGATTGCCACCGCTAGACTTTACGACGTTGTACCATTCTGGCTTTCCGTAAGGGCCAAACTTGATGCCGTCGACTTCGCACTGCTCTGGTGCTCCGCTGTTAGCGCAAGCAACCCGGTGACTTTCGATAAGTTGGATTTTTGGGCGACCTGCACCATCACGTGCTTTAATTGGGAAGCACTCTCCGTCACGCATTACTAGTCGAGC